CACTCAATTAATTACATATATTTATACTTGACATTTTGCATTTCTTATGGTATTTATAAATAGTTGAAATGGGACATTTTATTATGATCAAATTTAAAAATCAAAAACATGTTTCGCCATTAGTGCTTGAACATTTCAAAGATTTTGGTGGATATATTCTTGATAAATTTTTCACCAAATCTATGCAAAAGAAACTCAACATAACTGTTGTTTTTAAAAAAAATATGTTTAAAGAAGAAAAAATATTTGGTTGTTGTATATGGGAAGATACTCATTTCAGACCAAAAGTTTTTACTATAGATATAGACCCAGATCAAAAGCTTCATGTCATGATGGATTGTTTTGCCCATGAATTGGTACATGTCAAACAGTGGGCAAAAGGTGAATATTATCAGACGATGAAGAATAATAAAGTATATGTCTACAACAAAAAGAAAGTAGATATTACTAAAGTTACGTATTGGGATCAGCCATGGGAAATAGAAGCACATGGTAGAGCAATCGGTTTGGTTGTTCAATGGGCTCAAGATCGTAAAATAAACGAAGGTGTAATTCAAGAGTGAAAGGTTTATTATGACTCTAATTTTGACGGATTGTGATGGTGTACTTCTCAATTGGGAATATGCTTTTAATGTATGGATGGAACGTAAAGGCTATAAGAATTTAAACAAAGGAACTTTTTATAGCATTGGTGTTCAATATGAGATTAGTACTGAACGTGCTAAGGATTTGATTCGTGATTTTAATGAATCAGCCATGATTGGTTTCCTTCCTCCTCTTCGTGATGCTATTGAATATGTTCAGAAGCTTCATCGTGAGCATGGATATGTATTCCATGTAATCACTTCTCTTAGTCTTGATCCATCTGCATGTCAATTACGGACACAAAATCTTCAAAAGATTTTTGGTGAGACTGTTTTTGATGGGTTTACTTATCTTGATACTGGTGCTGATAAGCATGATGCACTTGCAAAGTATAAAGATAAGGAACTGTATTGGATTGAAGACAAGATTGAGAATGCAGAAGTTGGAAAACAATATGGTCTTAACCCTATTCTTATGGAACATGGTCATAACATGAACCATAAAGGTATTCCTCTTGTCAAAAACTGGAAAGAACTTTACGACATGATTGCCTAAATAATAGATGTTATTTAGGATTTACATATGTCAAAAGTTCGTATTGAAAGAGGTGCAGAAGCACAAGTCAACTTTGCATCAATTCTAGAAAATTATGATATCCCAATAGTTTCTATTGCTAGAAAAGCAAGCAATCTTCCTGATATTGTTTTCAGATCAAATAATAGATTACAACAAGCAGAAGTGAAAAGCACTAGCGATTTCACTTCTATTACTGTGTTTGATAAAACAATCACAAGAGGAAAGAAAAATCCTGATGTTGATATTATCATAAAACAGCTAAAGGGATATGATACATTCGAACAGTATGTTGATCATCTTAGAAAAATAAAAGGTGATCACCATGCTGGGTTTGTTGGTGATAATGGGATCGATGTTCCTTCTGGTAGAATACCAAAAGAAGACTTTGAGTTCAAAACACCAACTGATCGCAATCTTTTTATTCAATTGATTAGAGCGCATTGGGCAGATAGTGGTGATGATTATTTTGCTATTGTTCAAACAGGTGGCGTAAAATTTTCATTATTTAGCACCAATATGAGAACAAAAAGATTGATAGGCATGAACGCAATTCCATTTGATTCTACTCATATTAAAGAAGCTTTTCTAGATACCAGTGGCGGTTTCAAAGCTGGTACTGGAAAAGGCAAACTTAGAGTAGCATTGAAAGTTACCCTAAATACAGGGACAGTCAAAACAAAAATAACCTCCAAATTTTTAAAGTAATGAACTATGGATGAAAAGAAATTTCTTGAAAACTTTGCTAAAATATTAGGTTCTTCTGCACAAGAAGAACTAAAGAAAATTGAAGAGAAGAAACTAAAAGAAGAACGTCTTCTTAAAAGTTTTGGCGCAGCATTATCTAAATCAGCTGACTTTGAAATAAAGATTGAAGAAGAAATTCAACCTTCAAAGCAAATCAAACTTCCTGATGAGTTTATCAAGAAAGCACCACAGATTATCGTTAAGACGCCAATTGTTCACATAGAAACGATAACAGAACCTGTCGTTGAAGAAGTTGTAGTCGAACCTCCTGTATTAGAAGTAGCTAATCTTGTATCACAAGCAGTATCTGCTACTAATGTTCCAGAAGATGGAAAGAAAACAGAAGCAGATTTAATTAATGCTTCTCTTCGTAAAGAAATAGAAGTTATTAAAAAGAGTGTGGCTGACTTCCACAAACTTGTGAATGAACAATCAAGGAAAATTGCTCTTGCTGGTAGTAGTCATGGTGGTGGTGAAGTAAATCTTCGCTATCTAGATGATATTGATCGTTCTAGTATTAGGCAAGGTCACTTTCTCACATATGATAATAGCACGAAAAAATTTATTTTTTCTCAAATTGCAGAAGGTAATGTTGATCTTAGTCATATAGATCAACAATTAACCCCTGGAGCTAATGGCGTTTATAATCTTGGTTCACCTACTGATTATTGGGCAAATGTTTATGCTGATAGTTTAATTTTAGATGGTGGTGGAATAGAAGCTAATGGATCGTTTGGTAATAATGGTCAAGTACTAACATCGAATGGATCATCAATTTATTGGAACACACTCACACCAGATAGATTAGTTGCAAATGGTTATGAAGTAATTCTTGCAACCACTGGTCAACTTAATTTACCTAGTGCAAATAATACTGAAAGTAAAAATGCTAGAATTCAAAGTTCTGCTAATATTGATATTCTATCGGCAAGTTCACTTTGGACATTTGGAACTGATAGTGTATTGACACTTCCAGAACATGGTAAGATTATATTTAATTCTGCTAATCCTGAACAATACATAGAAGGAACTATGGGGTTCCATATCCATGCATCTGATAGTATTCAAATAGAAGTTGGAGCAAACTCTTCTTGGAATTTTACAAATGATGGTATTTTATCCATTCCAGGTAACATTATGCCACAAGCAAATACTGTTTATTCTCTTGGCAATAGTTCAATGCGTTGGGAATCATTATGGGTTGGTGGTAACTCAGTAACATTTTCTGATCAGAACGTAACATATCCAGATCAAACATTAACAGTTGCTAATGGTATATTTTATATTACTGACTCATTAGATACTAAACAACAGTCAAATGCTGGACTTCGAGTAGGCAACTTCCTACTACAAAATAATTATATCTCACTAACAAATTCAGAATCTACATTTTATATTGGAACTACATTAGCAACGGGTAATCTTGTTATTAATAGACCAGTTGTTATGAATAGTCCAGATACTGGTGCAGAAACATTTGCAGTAACTCGTAACGGTAGAGTTTCTATTCATACACCAAACATTCCTGCATATGATGTTGGCGCTCTAAACATTATTGGTAGTTCTGATGGTTCATATCAAGGGGTTACTAATCCAGGTGGTATGATTCATATAACAGGAAATGATAACACCGCAACTCGATTTACTATTGATTCTTTTGGTGCAAATGGTATTCCAGCTATTGTAGGAAGACGTGCAAGAGGAACAGCTGCTACTCCTTCTAACTCTCAAACTAATGATATTTTACTTCGTATAAGTGCGGTTGGATGGACTGGTGGTGCTAACTTTACGTTACCAACGAGTACAGTAGCAGCAACAGCTATTGAAGCGCAAGCGATAGAAAATTACACTGATTCATCTGTTGGGTCGCAATGGAAAATTTATAATGCACCTCAAGGTTCAGTAGTAAAAACACTATCAGCCACTATCAATACTAATGGTATTTCTACAAATAGTTTATCAACAAATGTAGTAATATCAACAGCTAATGTTACTACTAATACACTATATGCTAACACTATTAATACCAATAATTTAATTGCAACAATTAATATATCAACTAACAGTGTTTATTCAAATAGTATTAATACTAACACTGTTATAGCAACAAGTAATTTAATTACCAATACTGTTTACGCTAACTCTATTAATACTAATACATTAATTGCTACTGTAAACGTAACAACAAATAATGTATACGCTAACAACATTATTTCTTACTCAAACATATCTGGCAACTCTGCTACATTCTCATCAAATGTTTATATTGGAAATGCTGGTGTTGCAACTAAACTTGTTATTTCTGGCGGTGCTAATGATCAGATACTCGTTTCCAATGGTACAACATTAAACTGGACTCCTAGACACACTGATGGTTCTTGGACGCCTGTTATGATTCCAGCAACTGGCAGTAATGTTGTATTCACTGTAAATAATGGTAAGTATGTTAAAGTTGGTCCTATCGTAACAGCGCACTTTGATATTGTAGTAAGTAGTAAGGGAACTGCAGCTGGTGATCTTAAGTTAGGTGGTTTGCCCTTCACATCTCTTGCTGGCAGTGCCGGTAATTATGAAGGTACAATTAGTATGGGTTACTTTGCCAACCTGAATGTTACAGACGCTATTCACTTTTCTGGTGCAGTGATTCAAAATTCAAATACCGCTGATGTATGGTTGTCAACATTGAATGGTCAGCACATTGCACAATCTCCATTGAACACTACAGATGTTAAAATTACTTCACGTTTTGTTGGTACAGTAATCTACACCGCTGATTTCTAAAATAAAAAAGGCTCCAGTTTTTGGAGCCTTTTCTTTACCAAGTATTAATATTGCTTCCCCTATGGGCTCGCTTCACTTTCTTTAGAACATCACGAAATCCTGAATCTGGTTTACGCAATCCAAGCCTTGTTGGATCACCAAGCCTCATGCCAGTCAATAACTGTTGCATATTAGGATTGGCTTCTTTGTATGCATCAAGTTCAGAGATTGGCATTGAAATATCAAACTCTTCATTCGTTTCCTTATTCAAGAAGGTATAATTAGCCATTAAGACCTACGCCTTTCTTGGACCAAAACTTTCGAACATCTTCTGAATTCAAAGGATTCAATCCCTGTGCAAGCATATCTAGCTTGACTTGATCACAAAGAAGCGGTGTCTTCTCATCATTAATCATTTGCTTATTGATAATCTTTGGATCATACATACTCAATCCATCGACTAGAAATACTGTTTCGTCAGACATTTGTTAATTCTTTCTGTAGTGTTGCGTGTAAACGATTAAAAGCCTTCTTGTCATTATCATAGAGAATCTGTAGTACAAATTCCATCCCCTGCTTCTTTCCCTTCAAATAATAAAGGATAGAAACGACCATCATAATTAAAGTAAGACCTGTTGCTGCTACCAATGTTTCAAACATCAATCTTCCTCATATGAGAGTAGACGATCTACATTCTTTGAACGTAAAGCATTTTCATAATTGCGATAGTGCTTATGTTCCTTGTTTCTCTTGATCTCCTTGAGAGAGATTTCTTCTTCCTCCATCATGTAGGAATACCCACCATGATTCTTCTTCTTCATATCCGATTTCTTAAGTTGTTTGCTCATCTGGAAGTAACCCTGGGAAAGCAGTTGCGACTAGGTTTTTAGTAAGTCCCTTGATAGGACTCTTCTTGTCTTTCATAGCAATGAGTAACTTTGCTTCTTCCTTGTTTACGTTTTCAAGAAGACTGATGAAGAGGGATTCACGTTTCATCTGTGTGATTGTTGGATGACCACCCTCAACAAAAAGGTAAAACTTTCGAGCCTCTACATAAAGTCTTCCCGGCTCGTCAAATTCCAAAGGTTCAAATGGAGGATCGCCTTTTGGAAGAAGAAACTTGATATTGGGATCAAACATGTGTCTCAACACTGCCCACATTGCAGGATTCCCATTTGCACGAAGTGCTTCAATTCTGTGTTCTCTTTTTTCAAATTCACAACACTTTACCAGTGTATTATATATCGATAATTTTGACATTGTTTAAAACTCGCCTACGTTTTCCATTAAATTTTTTAATTTGTACTTGATGAAGTAGTTGAAGATTTTTGAACGATCTTTTCCTGCTTCTTCCTCATATTTATTAATTACTTGTTCTTTGATATTCTCTGGGATCATTGTCAGATCAATCAACTGTTTGTTCCTTTCGAAGGAAACTGTATATTGTTGATTTGAAAAATTATTATACAATTCATCAATCTTCTTTTGAGTCAACGGTTTCTGGCGCTTCCCACTAACAAAACTATCACCATCAGAAAGTATGTTAGGTATGCCATCGCTTGAATCGCCTTTGCAAATGTGTTCGAAGAGATATTTTTGTGGATCGTTGTGTGTGATCCACTTCTTTCGTGTAGGATCGTAC